CCCCGTGTGAGTTCTGTACAATCCGTAGCAGGGCTGGTTTCCTCGACGTCGAGGACCAGTAGGCCATGCGGGCCTTGCGCTGACAACTCCATCTCCCCATTGACCGCGCTGCATCCACCAGTTAAATGGTGTGGGCGCGATCCCACATGTCGGCTGCCCAAGCAGCCTTGCCCACGGCTTCGCCGGCATTCGCAATTGATTCTGCGATGTCTTCGACTCCATGTCCGGCTTCGGAGCAGGCCTTAACGGCCGTTGCCCATACGCCGTCGGGCGTGTGCGGGTGGAAGGTATGCGATGCAGTGGCCGGGTTGAGCGGGTCAAACCGCACCCGCCACTTTATGTGCACCATCACAGACAGCTCGATCGCTGGTGTCTGCGTTTGAAAAATGCAAATGGGTGAGAACGCGCCGCAAGTGAAACCCTCGCCCATGCTGAAGACCCCGTGGTTAGCCTTGATCCTTGCAAATGATGCGTACTCGTCCATGTTTAACGGGTAGGCCGAACAGCGCACACCCCGGAGGGCCAGTTTTGGTGCTGCGCACAATCGCGGAGAGTAATACGAGATAAATCTCGCTCCCAACTCTTCCCATGATGCAGTCTCCTCACTGAGGTGCAGTTGCTGGTTCACCCGGCCAATCGCTATCATACCGGACGTTGTTTGTAAGGCGTTGCCATTCATCACTTGGATTGATATGGCTGAGGGTACGCACTCCGCGGCACTATTGAGCTCAACGGGTGCTGGGATCGGCAGCGTGGACGTGTTGTTGAGGTCATTGACGGCGGCTGCCATGTTAATAGCGCGCATGCCGCAAGACGCCAACCAATGCATGCCATTCTCTTCTTTGCGCATGATGGGTGAGATGATCACAAAGCGGCTGGTCAAACTTTCCAGCGTCGTCGTGGTCACCACCGTGTATGGGCCGACGGGCCTGGGCAGTCCAGGCTCGATTGGTATACGCGCGTTCAGTGCCCGAATGAGTGCGCGGGCGCCCTTCGCGACGCCGTTGCTCCCAAATGGCTTCTTCACCGTCGCGCCTGCTCCTGGCGCGAGCACGGCTGTTGCTCTTGCGCGCATGCCCATGCGCTTACCCCTTCGCTTCTTTCCACCACCATTCTTCAACCGACGGGCCATCTTTGCCGGCGGCATGTGCGGTCGATGGTTCGCTAGAGTGTCGTGCGTGCGAGAAGATTTCTTCGAGCAGACCAAATAGCTGTCTTCTCATGGAGTGGCAGGGCCCATGGGCGGATGGGTTCCCTCCCTGCCGGGTTACCCGCAGACCTTGACACTGTCGAACGCTTGACAGGACGTGCAGTATTCAGGCGGCTCGAGTGTGGGGCTGGCTCAATACCCACTGCTGGCCTTGCCATAAAGCACGACTCCTGATCCACGCCTTCCAGTGCGGGACGGTCCTTGGGGTGGACTAGGTCCAGAAAGCCCCTCCAAGCACATGACGACTACAATGGCCGAATACAGCTTGGCCGTCGGGCTTTCCGCAGCTGGGCCTAATCCCTTGCCGCGTTAGAGGCAACCGTAGCCACGGGCCTCTTTCGCGTGCGGTGGTCTGGGCCACACGTTACTACTTACATCCGGCTCGTCCAATACCTGCTGCGCCAGGCTAGACTGACCCGTCACTGCCCCGTTCCCACGGGGGCAGCGATCCCCACGCTCAATCGCCTCGCGCGCCGTGGGGATGCGCGCGAGCTACAGGCGCTCAACGTTGCTTGTTCCACCGGGATCCCCCGGAGTAAGTCCATTGCGTTGAGTCGCGGGAGCTGCCGGCTTTGCTCCTCTTACCGCCACGATCAAGCGCTCCAGCCCCTTGGCCCGTCTTGGCCGTCGGTGCGGGCTGTTGGCTCTGGGCATTTGCACCGAATTGTTTACCTCCTTTGGTGGCCTTCACACTGTTGAGCAACGCTTCGCGCATCGCTTCGAGTGGCAGGCGCTCGTGCTCCTCGGCGAATTCAACTGCCTTCTGGAGCCTGTCGCAAGCGTTGTCGAACGCTGCCTCGAGCGGACCGAGGTCGAATAGCGACAGATAGGTTGCGGGGTTCTCGATGTGCTCCCATGTGATCGAAATGGACTTGGCAACCTCGTCCAATTGTATCAAGCGATCACGGAGGCCTTTGCCGTCCGCAAGGAGCGATGGTGTGTGGAGCCCCCATGCATTCGCGTTGGCTTCCTTGCACACCAAGGTTGTGATGTCGGTCCTGTCGAGTACGATGCCGATCTTCACCAGAGCGGCTTCGATGCTGTCCCCGATCAGGCCGGGAGCGTCTGGCATCCCACGCTTCTCTTGGGTGCGGTCGCCGTAGAGTGGCGTGTCGATTCCAGCGTGCTGCGCCATTTTGCGCAACTCCTGCACGTGGAACTTCGCGGTCGCGTACACGATGCGCCGCACCCACAAACAATGCTGCATGTCCATGCAGAGGCTGAGGCACCTGGTCGCGTTCAATCGGTGGAACGTGGAATCCAGTACGCCAACTTTGCCTTTGGTCGTCTCGGCGATTTTCAGCGTGCTTGACAGCGTCCAAGCGAGCTTGTCCAACCGCTTCATGGGTTTCGGAAGGTAAGCAAACTCGCACACGCCGTCTTCGTTCGTTTGTTGGGCGACCACCATGCTCATCACTTCGACACATGAGCGTGGCCCGCCGTGTGTGTTCAAGTGCTGCTCACTGACGTACGCGGCCTCCCATATCTCATTGGTGGCCACATGCACTGACCGCGCAAAATGCGCAATCGCTTCCGCATTCGTGCGTTTGCCGCACGGGACTTTCACGCACGTGTCGTCTCCTTCGGAGTAGTGCATGAACCCGTTGACGTGGTGCTCTTTGGCCTCCACGCCCTCCAGCACGAATGGGAATTCATGGTCGATCTCGGGCAAGTCCATCGGCTGGGCGTCAACTCCTGAGCACCAATGCAACCACTGCAAGTAGTGCTCTTCGCCCCAGCCTTGGAGGATTCCTGCTCCAATGCCGACGTCCGCCTGCAATCGATTGCACAGGCTTGTGGGATTCAAAGCTGATTGCAGATACCAATATTGGATCTCTG